GGACGGAGGTTGGAGCATAGTGAACGAAGTGGAATGCCAGCTTGTGTACCTTGTAGCGGGAGAAGTTCTCGAACAGTGTGTAGAGGTTAGGGAAACGTGGCGGCAGAGGCGCCCGGGTTCACACCCAACTCGTAACTGATATGGAACGTGTTGGCCGAGGGGCCAGTGTTCACCGGATTCGTGAGGTCGTGGATGTGGAAGAAGTCTCTTCCGCCCACCGAAGCTCGTCGAGCCGAGACACCTTCAGGACGACGGGGGAAGGCCACTGGGGCTTCCTGGGTCGTCACGACGGTGCCACCGGTCTCGGCGGGCATCTGGGACTTGGCCATGTCGGCCTGAACGCCAGCGTTCACATCTCGCTCAGAGAATCCAGTGAGATCATGCCAGACTTCCCGAGCCAAATCAATCGGCTCGTGGAGGAACCCTGGTGTATTCTCCTTCAGTTTCTTTTGCACGTAGTTCGTGACCTTGGTACCAGTGCGTGATTTTGTCTCACGCTTCTTTCCGTTGATTGTCTTCTTCTTGGGGGGCATGGGTTGTACTGTGGTGGGGTAGCCTCGACAGTACGAGGACTGTTCATCTCTGAGGAGCCGGAGAGCCGACTTGATCCGTGCAGTCTCTTGACCATCCGCACGGGGTGCTTGGTACGTTATTCGTTACATGGACGGACAGAGTTACACAACCCAGCGTAACTCCGTATCTCCCATTCGCAGACCGTACCACCCGACAGAAAGCCATTGTCCCAAAGAACAGCCTCTTCTTCTTCCATGGGAACGAAGAGGGAGTCCAGGTTCCAACAGTCATCATCGCACCGGTGTTCGGCTCTTTTGAGAGCACGCGCGGTGGCGATGTCCATTCGGTGGTCCGACCAGTAAGCGGGGTCATTTCCGTCCAAGCCGTTTTGGATCACAAGCTCAGAGACACCCTTGCCCGAAGCGATTCTTCGGAGCTCTCCTTTTGCAACTGCAGAAGCCTGTCCGGGCCCCTCAGATGTCCTGTAGGAAACACAGGTTGAGCTCAAGATACGCTGGTCCGGAGGAAAGACATTGACGGAGACCAGTCTGAATTGCTTCAGATCGACTTCCATCGGCGTCGTCCTCTTTTCCCACGCACCCCGAAACTCGGGTAGATCGAGCACCTCCCCCCCCGATAAGGGCCGCTGTTCCACAATCAGACCGTCCAGGGAGAGACGGTGATAAAGTGAAGCAGCAAGTCGTCGCTGTTCGTTGCTGATACGAACATCGAGACCGGAATCGGGAAGCCGAGAGCCAAGACCACCGAGATGAACCGGAATAAAAGGATTCCGGTAACAGATCCTCTTCTCGAGACGGCGCTTTCCATCGAACGACCGGTACTTCACAAAACAACGAGATTCCCATTTAAGGTCATCGCGTCGAATAGCAAGGAATCGATCGTAAAGGTGTTGACACCGGCCCGGAAGGGACCCATTCAGCAACTCAGTGATATAGCCCCCGGGAGGTTGTATGCCCTCAGCCCAGAAGATTGACTCTTGAACAGCAGTCATCCACTCGTCCTCAGTGCCGGCGTCCTCTCGGACATCGACATCTCGGAGTGTTTTTGGCTGACCAAAGAGGAGACCCGTATTCAGGAAAGGTACGAAGCGAACTGTGCCCTGTTTCACGTAACCCGACATCGAATTGATGTTAAAGTAACGAGGGTGGCGATAAGCCTTACCCAGAGACATTTCCAGTCCGATTCTTCGTCCAATTGAGACGTGTCGTTCCCAATGGAGCTGACTGCCAAGATAGAGACAATCGTCCCCGTTGATGAGAAAGTCCTCCGGAACCGACGCGGACTTGACATAGAGACAGAGTGCGAGGTTAGCGAGACACAAAATCGGAAAGCTGGCGGGCGAACCCATCAGTTGTCCGTTCTGCATCACACCCATCTCGGTGACTTCTGCGTCCTTGCCAAAGCCGATCTTCGGTCCCTCGGGTCCTGGGATCGTGGGATACCAGAGAGAGTGGGGTGCAAGAACAGCACGCCAAACATCCCGGAGTCTCCGATCCGTATCCGAGAGAACAATTCTCATCAAGGCTCTTGAGAGAGCATAACTCAATCCATCGGTGGCAGCACTATAGTCTACAGAGTGCCACCACTCGCCCTCCTGCCTGCGCTCCCACAAGTCCTGGACATCTGTGGGACTCAAGCGCCTTCCAATGAGTCGGAAACACGGCATCTTCTTCAGAATACCGTGGATAGACTGTTGAAACACCTTGGTCATGTAGTATGGTAGAGCCGGACCGACCGAAATCGTCCGGACCTTCAGAGGTTCAAGAACAGCCTTGATCACACAAGAAAGTGGCCTGCCGTTGGAAAAAACAGTAGTATCACTCTCAAGGAGTCGCGCCCATAGATCCCTACAGCGCGATGACGTTCTGAACTCCAGAGCCCATCCACATATCCCGCTCGTGGCTAGAACTCGCGGTAAATACCGCATACTCACGAGCTCGTCGAATGGATCAATATCGACGAATTGGGTGTTCCATCCCTCCTCTGATCGACGGTTCCAGCAAAAATGCTCGTCGAAAACCAGGTTCTTTGGAATGGAAAGGCACATTTCACGAAGATAGCCATGCTGACCACCCTCGCGCTTGGTAAGCTCAAAAGAGGCGTTAGGGGACGCTGAGTAACGGTTCCAATCGGTTAAAAAACCCAACTGACGTCCAAGCGCAGAGCGCACCTCATCCATTACGAGTCGGAACTGAGGAGTTCCGAGAATCTCATTAAGAAGAGAATCCTCGAAAGTCCCACTTACGGAATCCAGGGGATCCGCGGACGTCAGAGTCTTGAGATGTTTCTCAAATGTCGCAACGATCACGTCGCGACTAAGTGGGAGACAAGACCTCTTCGCCTGCAGCCAAGAATACCATAGGTGGATGTTCCGCCC